ACCAGCCCAGCCGTGCCCGCCTGGCGGCTAGGGCCTCGGCCTCGGTCTTTGCGTCAGAGCAGGGCTGGCACAGCAGCTGCAGATTCCAGTCAGCCTCAGGGCCGCCCCGCTGTATGTGGTCCACCACAGCCCCAGGGCCGCCACAGACGCGGCAGCAGCCCCGGTCCCTGGCCCTGATGCGGGCCACCGTCTGCGGCCATCCTGGGGGCATTCGGCGGCCCGCCCCCTGCCACGGCTGGCGGGGGTGCTCGGGGCACGGCTGCAGCTGGCGGCAGGGCCACACCAGGCAGGGCGGCCTGGCCCGCTGGGGGCTCACGGCAGCCAGGTGACGCTGGCCCCCCGTGCCCGCCAGTAGCGGGCAGCTGAGCCAGCCGACCGGCCGACAGACTTACGGGCCACGGGCGGGGCCTCAATCACCCGGTAGGTATCGGGGTCCAGGACCAGGCCGAAAGTCACCATTCCGGTACGGACCACCAGCATGGGGCCAGGGATCATGGCCCCTCACAGGGGCGGCAGGTCGGTGATTCGCCGATGGCCCGGCTGCCGGTGCTCATGAGTCCCGGCCACGCAATCAGCGCACCAGGCCCCCGGCCTGCTGACCAGATTCCAGCAGGGCAAATCCTGATGCGGGCAGTTGCACAAAGGCCCGCCCATTCCCCCCGCCCCCATGGCGTCATCGGTGCCGCTTGCCCCGCCGTGCGGGGGCTTTCTTTACTGACGCGATCTTGCCACCAGCGCGGGCCTTGACCTTTCGGCGGGCCATGGTGGGGGTGATTGTCTTAGCCCCCCGCTTGGAATTGCTGGCCTGCTGCCCGGCCCTGGCTAATGCACTGCGGTGTATGCCTATCCGCTGGGCCTCGGATATGCCCGCTGCCTTTGCCTGGCTGGCTGTCGGCACTGGAAACCTGCGGCCTTTCGGGTCCAGGAATGCCGAGGGCGGCAGTTTATTGCGCTGCCTTGCCGTCAGCCGCCTGGCCATCGGGCCACCTTTCCCGGCCCGCCAGCATGCCCGGCCGTGCCCTGAGCCAACCTGACGGGGTGTGGTCCGGGGACCGGGCACACTGGCGGCGATCACTCACACGGCTGCCGAGGATGCCACCAGCTGCCGCAGCCCGTCAATCCAGGGGCGGCCATTCATAGACCGGCTTCCCGCTTTCCAGGATTAGCCGCCTGGCTCCGCAGAAATCACACCAGTGGTCATCCCCAGGGCGGGCCTCGGTCAGCGGCGGCCAGGTGTGCCCCTCACGGGCACACCACTTAAGCCGCTGCAGCTGGCTATTCCTGGTCATGCTCAATCGCTGCCAGGATTTCGGCTGCCGTCTCCCCTTCCTCATCTGTGATCCATTCTGAAAGCCGCTCGATTATCTCAGCACGGAGATAGGCCCGCTGTGCCGCTGTAAAGCCATGGCCGCTGCGGGCCTCTTTCGGCATCAGGTAAACGGACGGGCTGCCGTCCTTTTCCTTGGGGTATTCATGCTTGATCTTATTGGCCCGCGTCAGGTAACCGTCCTGGTTCACATAGCGGGTCAGATAGGCGCCACATTTCCGCATGCATTCCACATGGATGTGGAATATGCCGTTTACCTGCCGCTTAATCTTTGTGCGCCTATGGTCGGACCAGTCAGGCCAGCGGTGCTGCCCCACCCGGCATTCCAGGGCGTTTAACGGCAGATTCTGAGCCCACTGCTCGAATGCGGCCCACTGGCGGGCCAATTCAGCCTCGGGGCCTGGCGGGTCCAGCACCCCATTTCTGCTGCTGCCGTCATTGAACACTGGCGCTAACTCCGGTCGGCTGTCCGTGCCTGCCGTCATGGTGGGTTCCTCTCAGTCGGTGGCTGTCACTGGCTAGGTCTAGATAACGATAGCGGCCTGGTGTTAGCTTTGGCAGGCACCACCCCGGCAACGGGGTGGCAGGCCGCTGGCGCTGGGCACCCGGCCCCCCACTCCCCGTGGTGGCCCGGCAGCTGGTGGCCATAGGTGCCAGGCAGCTGGAAGCTGCCCCCTGAGTGACACCCAACGGGGGCTGTGCCTGGCACCAGGGGCACCAGGGCAGCGCGGCCCCGCTGCCGTTCCGGGGATGGACGCGGCAGCTGGCAGGCCCGGCCCTGGTGCCCTCACCAGTCATCGGGCGGCCCATCCTCGGCTGGCCGCTCGGGCAGCCCCAGCAGCCGCCTGGCGTCGGCGGCCCCCTTGCGGGATACCTCGGGGTCGGCAATCCCCTGGCTGTGCGGGCAGGCCCGGCTGGGGTGATCCCGGCTGCCGATGGCGGCCCCGCAGCGGGGGCACAGCTGGCCCGGTCCTGGCGGCTGCTGGCTGCCCGGCTGGCTGGGCCTGGCGGCTGCCCGGCCAGGCTGCCGCCTGGTCCTGCCTTCCTGGGTCAGGGCGTCGGACGGTGACCACTGACGGGGGCCGCCAGCAGGGCGGCCCCCTGTCTCTGTCTCTGCCTCTGTCTCTGTATATATTGCCAAACTGCTGCCCGTTTGCTGCCCCGTTTGCTGGGGCTTTGCTGCAGCATTTGCTGCGGCACTCGCTGCCCGCTTTGCTGTCTCATGGCCGCCGCTGGCCCCGGCCTTCCGGCGCTGCTCCGCTATGCGTTCAATGTCGGCCCTGGACCGCTGATGCTGCAGGTAGTTGTGGACATTCACCCCGCCGTCTGCCGACTCCACAAAGCCCCGTTCCAGCATCAGCCTGCGGCTGGCCCGATTGCCAACCTTTGCCCAACGGGATGCCGGAATGAAACCGTCTTTTCTGAGCCGTGCGGCTGTGGTCCAGCAGTCAACGAGTGCCCCAACGACTAGCAACTTAATGCCTATCGGAAGCCCATCCAGCTTGTCATCGTCTAGCAACTGGTCATCGACCTTGACATAGGTTCGGTTCGGTCTAGGCATGGCCAGCCAGCCAGTCATCCACTGACGGCGCTGGCCCCGGCCTGCCCCGTTCGCGGTGTTCCAGGATCAGGCCGCGCTGCACCGTCGCCAGCACGTCTGCCCGGTCCATATCCAGCCGCCACATTGCGAATGCGATCACTTCCTCACGGCAGGCCCGGCAGCGGCCCCGTGATCGCGGGATGGCATGGCAGCTGGGGTGCTCACAGGTCGGCGGCCCCGGCAGCTGGCACAGCGGCAGCCGCTGGCAGCTGTGCTGGGGCTCAGCCATGGCTAGTCCAGCGTCCCCTGCACATACTGCGGCGGCAGCCCCAGGCAGGCCCGGCAGATGCGGTCAGTGGCCCTCGGGGTGACCCTGAGCCATAGGTCCCGGCTGTCCATCAGCTGCCCGCAGCGGGTCATTTCGTGGCCCTCGGGCCAGGGGTCGAGGGCGGCCCCGGCCTCGGCCAGGTGCAGGACCGTCAGGATGCGGCCTGCGGGGGCACAGTAGACAGGCTGAGGGCTTCCCAGCGGCTGGCTGTCCTCAGGCATGGCCCCGGCCCCCAGGCCGCCTGCGGGGCTCACGGCGGGTCGGCGGTCACTGTCGGCGGGGGCAGCATCAGCCTGTCTGGGGGGACCGTGACAGAGCCCTGCCAAACGGTGGGCACAAAGACATTGACTGGCAGGTGAACCGTCATTTTCATGACCACACAGCCAGGCTCGGGCTGATCCGGCCGACGCTGGGTGATCCGGCCCGCCCGGACCTCTTTCAGGCTGCTGCCCCCGGCCCACCAGATGGCCCGCAGCTGCACCCAGAATTCAGCAGTGATCATGGGCGGCTGAATGGGTGGCGGGGGTGGTGGGGGCAGCGCGGGCAGGTCGGCGGGGCCTGGCCGGTAACCGTCCTCATCAGGCTCAGGCAGATAGCCGGGCGGGTCCTCATATGGGTAATCGCTCACGGCTGGCTCACAGAGCCCTGAGGGGTGGCCGGTCCCTTTCGTCATTGTCCCAGCGCACCACCATGGGCTGGCCGGTGGCGGTGTCCTCAGCGTCATACCAGAGCCTGCCGTCCCGGCCATACCAGGGGCGGCCCAGCTGAATGGTGACACGGCGCGATGGCGGCCCAGCTGGCACCACCCGGTATTCAGGGTCTGGGCCTGGCATCGGCCCCCGCGTCAGGCCGCTGCCAGGTGGCCAGTCGGCGGGCTGGTCATTGATGGCCTCGGCTGGGGCCGCCTTGATTGTCTGCGGCCTGGCCCGGCTGGCGGCTGGCTCGGGGCGGCCATTGGACCCTGCCCGGTCGGGGTGGGCCACATAGACGCCACGGCGCACCTTTTCCAGCACGTTCGGGTAAAGGTTATTCAGTGCCCGCAGGGCTGCCCCTGCCGCGCTGTATGAAAGGCCGGTGTTAGCAGCGCACTTTTCCAGGGATATGGGGCCTTTTGTTCGTAATGCCCAGTCCCATACCTCTGTCAGTCTTTGAGCAGTCATTGGCCGGATGCTCCGATCGTGTCTAGCAGGAATGGTTCACAGGGCCAGGCCCTGCCTCGGGGAACGTGCAGGGCCACAATGCGCCGCAGCCGCAGCTGGCCCCGCGATGGCTTATCTGCAATGACCGGAATGGCCCGCAGCCACTGGGCCAGCCGGTAAAGGTCATTCCACCAGTCATCGGCCAGGCGGGCATCGCCCCGCTTAACCTGGACCAGCACCAGATAGGGGCCAGGCTTTGCCGCCACCAAATCTGCCTCACCCAGGCTGCCGCCTGGCCGCCACACCACAAAGCCGTCACGCTCAAATGCGGCCCTGGTTTGGCGTTCCAGTTCATAGCCCTGGTTATAGCGGGTCATCACCCGCCCCCGTTATTGCCTGCTCTAATAGCTCAGCTGCCCCCGATAGCCAGCGGGTGTCCTGGCTCGCACAGTCGGCGGCTATCTGCCGCCAGCACTGGGCCAGGTCCCAGGCCCGGCGCAATCCGGCATGGTCGGCGGCAATGTGGGCCTCGGCCTCGGCCAGCTGGGAATCCAGCAGCCGGATTACTGCCTGGTAATCCTCGGGGGCTGGCCAGGGCCAGTCAGCGTCAGTCATCGTGGGCCTTTGCCTCAGCCCTGATGGCCTGGGCTGCCTCATCTTCCAGGCGGGTTATCTGGTCCAGGTGCTGCCTGGTCATCATCACTAAATGCTCACGGTCGGCCCTGGCGGCATAAACCTCATCCAGCAGGGCGGCCACATCCTCTGGCCGGATGGCGGCCCGGTCGCCATAGTCCACAAATAGGCTGGCCCGCTGTGCGATATCCGACAATTGCGCGTCACTCATCATCGAATAGGCTCTTTTCTGGTGGGGGGTCCTGGGGTGCCTCTGCCGCCTGGTCCTGCCGGTCCCTGGCTTCCTCGGCGGCCTGCCTGGCTTCCTCAGCTGTCAACTGGTCCAGCACCTGGCCAGCCTCGGCCTCGGTCAGGTCATTACTGCTGGCAATCTTGCGGTCAATGACCAGGCCGATAAAGGCCCGTGCCCCCTCACGGTCGGTGATCCCGATGCGCCGCAGCGATGCCCACAGCCTGGCCCGCTGGGCGGGGCTGATCATGGTTGCCTGGTCATGATCAGCACCCGGCCCAGCGGGGCTGTCCCCCTGCCCAGCGGGGGTGTCCTCAGATTGGCCCCCAGGCGGCTCTGAGCGGCCCTCTGGCGGGCTGCTGGCCTCGGGCTGGGGTGCTGGAAGGGCCGCAGCTGGCGGCCTGGTGCGGCGGGCTGTGCGCTTTGGGCGGGGTGGCGGCCCCCCTGTGCCACCAGTGCTGGGGACCACCACCCCGCCGTCCTGCCCCTCATCCCCGATTTCCTCAACCAGGTAGGGGAGTCCCAGCAATACATCGGCGGCAATCCAGCGGGCCATTTCCCCGGTGCAGCGGGCCACCAGCATGACCTGGGGCTGGCGCTGCCAGCTGCCCTTAGGGTCATTGAATCCCCGCACACCCAGATTTCTGGCCCGGTCAATTGTCCATTCAGAGTTAACGGGATACCAGTCATCACCTTTGCGCTTGCCGCGCATGATGGCCCTGGTATTGCTCACGTCTATCAGTTCCAGGGTGTGGCCATGCTGCTGCAGCAGTGCCCTCAGCGCGATGGCCCGCAAAGCTGGCTGCCCCGACCCAGGCGGGATGATGTCGATGGACCGCAGGCTGGCCATCGGGTCAAAGCCCAGGGCCTGGCCGGTCAGGATGGCGGCAGCCCCCTGGGCTATTGAGCCCTTCCAGTCGATGGCGTTTTTGTCATCCCTCAGCCGCAGGCTGTCTGGAAAGAATCGCGTAGGGGCAAAGATGGCCGCTAACTGCTCAGCTGCGGCAGCCTCATCAGCCCAGGCGGCCAGGCTGGGCCTGGCGGCCTCGGCCTGCAGTGCAACGGTCATCGGATGGGCGGCTTTCTAGTCGGTGTGTCACGCTGCCTCGGGGTCGGCAAAGATGGCGTCACCCACCCAGCTGGCCATTTCGTCAGCGTGGTGGTGCAGCCAGGCCAGGTGGCGGAATGTCAGCCATACCTGGTCCCCGCTGTCCAGGGGCCGCAAGTCATAGCCATCTGCCCTGACGTGCAATGCCCCGCAGCGGGTAATTCCCAGGTCGGCCAATGGGTGCTCTGCCCCATCCTCGCCAGCTGTGGTGTATGTCTCGGCCCTGGCGTAAGCGCAAACCTGGGCCGCAGCCTCGGGCCATATTCCGCTGCGGCCCGTCTTGATATCCAGCATCCAGACCTGGCCCGCCATATGGGCAACCAGGTCAGCGGTGCCGCAGTAAATGACCTGCCGGTTGCAAACTACCAATTCCATAGCTACCGGGTCCGGGTCCCATTCCCTCAGAAATCTGAGGTATGAATCCACATGCCCGGCCAGGTATTCAGGGACCGATACCTCACGGTCGGCGGCTAGGGCCTCGGCCAGCTGGTGGACCTTGACACCCTTACGGGCCGCCTGGTCCCTTTCCTCATACCGGGCCTTATTCAGCTTTTTAAGCCGCTCTGAGGGTTTCAGGTCGGCCAGGTCATCCCAGTGGTCCACGGCATATTCAGCCGTGGTGCGGCCCGCCCATTCAATCAGGGCATCTTTGGGCAGTTGCTTAAGGATCGTGGTGACGCCAGGCAGCTGCTGCCCATCGGCCCAGTAGGTGTGGCCAGAGCCCCGGTCACGGCGCACCAGGGTCATGACGCGGCCCGGTCCTTTGCCTGCCGCAGGCTGATGGCGTCCAGCAGCTGCCGCAGGTCGGCCACTTCCTCTGGGGTCGGGGGCCGCTCACGGGCCGCCAGGGCGGCCATGCGCTCACGGCGGGCCTGGCTCCGCTCAGCCTCGCTGGCGGCAGGGTCGGGGGTCACCTGGCCACCCGCAGACTGGCGGCAGGCTCGCCGGTGTCCACTGACTCAAAGATCGTTTCCACGCTGCAGTCCAGGGCCTGGCAGACGGCATCGACCGTGGCCGACGAAACGGGGTGCCCGTGCAGCATGTTTCGCACGGTGTCTACGTGTAACCCTGTGACTCTGGCTAACGTTGTGGCATGTGTGCCCAGGCCCCGGTCCAGGGCCTGATGCAGAATGGCGTTTGGTCGTGCTCTGAAACCAGGCACGGGGTCATCACCACGGTCCCCTGTTGGCGGGCAATCGGCGGGGGGGCCTCGCCAGGCATCTGGGTCCCCGGTTGAGCGTTCCGCCAATCCTTACTCTGGGGGTTCCGGCCTGTCAATGTTGGGGTCACCCTCGGCCCCCCAGGAAACTGCTCAGGTAAAGGCAAAGCAAAGCCCCCAGGGCGGCCATTCCCGGCCCCAGAGTGCCGCCCCCCGGATGCCCTTCCTGGTTCCCCGGAACCAAATAAGACACCCCCTGACCAGTGATCTTGTCAGGGGGTGTCTCAGGCTGAGACTGGCCCAGATTGGACTAGACCATTCAGGCCGCCAGGTGGCTGGGCACCAGCTGCACCCGGTCATCTACCGTCAGAGCCCTGGCCCCGCCGTTGCCTGGGGCAACCGTGATGGTGGGGCCGAATGCCCGCTGGATCATGGCCCGCTTTTCAGCTGCGGTCATGGCGTCCCAGTCCAGCTGACGCGGCAGCGGGGTGCTGACCTCGGCTGCCAGCTGGGCCTGCTCATCCTGGACCGCTGCCAGGCGGGCCTTGACCACTGCCCGCAGCTGGTCATATTCGGCATCATCGGCCAGGTCCAGGGCCAGGTTGCCCAGCCGCTTGCGCCACCTGGCGGCCTCGGCCTCTAGTTCGTCCTGGCGGGCTGTCAGCGCGGCTGTGTCGGCCTGGGACGCGGCATACCAGTCAGAGCCTGCGGCCCACCCTTCCAGGCTGTCTCTGACCTTCCTGTGCAGCTGGTCAGCGCTGATGGACACACCCCGGCAGGCCCTGGTGATGGGCAGCCCGTCCCGGCCCACCAGCTTGGGGTGGGGGTTTTTGCAGCTATAGCTGGGGGTGGTCCTGATGACCTGCCACTGGCCCCCGATCTTGCGCCGGTCATACATCGGCTGCCCGGTCAGCTGGTTGAGGCAGACGCCACACCGCAGGATGGGGCCTAGCGGGTACTGGTCAGGGTCGATGGCCTGGCCCCTTTCGCGGCTGGCGAACACTGCCCGCACTTCCCAGTACAGCTGCGGCGGCAGGGGGCTGGGCTCGCCGGTCGGCCCCGCGATGGCACCCGGCTTGCTGCTGGGCACCAGGCGGCCTTTGCGGTTCCTGACCATGGGCCGCCGCTCGGTCATCAGGCCATAGGTGATGGGCCGCTGCAGGGCCGCCCGCAGCTGCTTAAGGCTCACCCGCTGGCCCCTGCTGTCATGTACCCAGCTGCCTGGTTCGGCCGTCCAGCGGCCTTCCAGGGCTTCCCAGATGGCAGTCAGGGCCTGGCCCTGGATGACCTGGGGGGCAACCTCGGCCAGCAGGCCAGCGGCTGTGGGCTCAACCACCCAGATGGCCTGCCTGCCCTCACCCTGCAGCTGATAGCCCAGGGGCGGGCTGCCGCCCATGACATAGCGCATGCGGCCTGCCTCTCGGGCCACGTCACGGTGGTCCCGGCCTCGGCGGCTGGTGCTGTCCGACTGATTGATGACTACGGCAGCCATGATGCGAAACACCATACGGGCATCAGCGTTCGCCCCCAGGTCCAGCACCTGCTGGGGGGTGATCAGCGGCAGCCCATTCTGGGTGGTGACTTTCAGCAGCCTTTCACTGTCGGTGCCGTTTCGGGCCAGCCGGTCAAAGTGGTAAGACATGGCCCCGTCAAAGCGGCCAGAGGCCAGGGCTTCCAGATAGGCTTCCCAGCCTGGCCGGTAAACCGACTCATCCCAGGCTGACAGGTCATCATCGCTGAAATACTCAGCAATGCTATTGCCGTTTGCCTGGGCATGGGCCTGCTGCATTCTTTCCTGGTCATCCACTGATGTCAGGGTGCCGTCCGGGTTACTGCTCAGCCGCGAATAGGCGGCCAGGGCCTGGTATGTCATGGTGGGTTCCTCTCTGGCCCCAGGGCCTGAGCCCTGGGGCCTTACTTGTCAGGCCAGGGGGACGGTGACGGTCAGGGGCTCAGCTGGTCCCTGCCGCATCGACCACGGCGGTATCTGGTAGCGCTCACGGATAAGCCCCTCAGCCTCGGCCCCGGCCACTTCCCGCAGGTCATGGCGGCTGATGGGGTCAAAGCCCATGCTGGCGACAGCCCAGGGCTGGCCATCGACCGTGACCACATCCCCGACCGACAGGGACCGCAGACGGCGGGCACGGTAGGCCGCAGCAATGGGGTGCGGCGGGTCCTGCTCATGGCCGATGTTGAATACCTCCCAGGCATCGGCCAGCAGCACCTGGGCCAGGTGGTCATCCAGCTGGTCAGGCATCTGGACCTGGTACTCAAAGACTTTGACCAGCGGGTGCCGGTCCTTTGGGTCAGCGTTTACCCGCCCGCCAGCCTGCAGCCTGACATTCAGGCCAAAGCTGGCGTCTGGGTCGATGTTGTGATGAATCGTGACTTTGATCATGCGGGCCATGGTGGTGGGTTCCTTTCAGATGTTGCGGCTGGTGGGCTGGTTCATTCGGTACTCAGCGAGGATGCGCCCGACGCTGGCGGTTTCCACGCGGACGGCGGCATTAGTGGCCAGGTCAGCGAGGAAGTTAAGGCACTCAGCCAGGCTGCCCCGGTAGTGGTGCCTGGTGGTGGGCTGCTGGTATTCCGTGTCACCCATCTGCCTGGTGGTGGCCTCGGCAACGTAGCTGCTGCCTGCGGTGTCTTTCATGGTGGGTTCCTTTCGTGGTGATGGCCCCAGGGCTGGTGCCCTGGGGCCTGGCGGCTAGTTGACCGGCCGGTGGGTGCCCTCGGGGTCATGAGGGCTGGCGGCAATCAGGTGCTGGTCCAGGTCGGCCTGGCTGGTGCCTGGGTATCCGCAGATGCAGTCCCAGCGGCCCGTGGTGCCCTGGCGGCTCTGGCTCATGTCGGTGGTCCCTTCCTCTCAGCCGATGTAGTGATTCAGCTGTGCGGCGCACGCGGTCAGCTGGTCAGCGCGGGCCAGGTGCCTAAGCGCTGTGCGCCGGTCCCGGTCGGTGATCGTTTCGGCGGCCAGCAGCTGGTGGGCCTCGGCTGCCAGCTGGCGGGCCTGGACAGCCCAGCCGCTGGCGATGGCCGCAGCTGTGGTGTTGTGCGGCTGCCAGCTGTCAGGGATCGCGGGGGCCTCAGCCTTTGCCGCGTCCTCACGGGCACAGGCCAGGCAGCCCAGGTCAGCTGTGGTGCCAGGCCGCAGGCCGTGGCCCCAGCCGTCGTGGTGGCGGGTTTCCATGGTGGTGGGTTCCTTTCGGTCGGTGATCATGGGCGGGCATGGGCACGGGCCACGGTGCCGCAGTCGCGGCACTCATCCCCGTATTCCGTGACAGCCCACCAGTCCAGGGTCCTGGGGCAGGCCGCCTGCAGCCGGGCGGTGACCTCGGCAGCGGCCTGGTCCAGGCAGGCCATGGCGTCCAGCCGCTGGGGGCTGAATAGGGCCACGGTGATGGCCACGGCATAGACCTCAGCGGGGGTGGCCTCGGGGGCATTCGGCTGGTCCTGGACCAGCCATGCGCGATGGGCCGCAGCCTCAGCAGCTGCGGTCATCGGGGTGGTCATGTGGGCTGCCATGTGGTGGGTTCCCTTCCTATCCCCCCTGGTGGGGGGCTGTGCGCGTTGCACGTAGGGTGCAACGTTTGGTGTATGCCTTAGAATTCCCGACCCCAACGGGGCGGGCACTCTAAGGCGTTGACCTGCGGGCTGGTCAGGCATCCAGCCGGGCGGCAATCCGCTGAGCCGTCTGCAGTTTGGCCAGTGCCCGCCTTAGGGCGGCTTCCTCGCGGCGGGCCATGCCCCAGGGGAAGATCGGCGGCCCTTCCACCTGGGCAACTTCCTGAGCGGCAAAGGCCAGGGCCTGGGCTTCCAGGCGGGTCAGCCTCAGCCTCACCTGCCTAGCGGCCATCTGTCGGGCCATCCTCCCCGAGGGCGGCCAGCAGGTGGCCACGGATCGTGGGCAGCACCTGGGCCGCCCATTCGGCTGGGGTGGTCCTGTCATCCCCGAGGGCAAGCGGGGCCACGATGACGCGGCTGTGCAGCTGCCAGGCAGCGCCAGGGGCCGCCCTGGTTTCGATGGTGACGCGGGCCTCTGTCAGCATGGCGGGCCATCCTCCCCGGCTGGCCCGTCTGGGTCCCCTGGCGGGGGCCAGCTGCCGCTGCCCTGGCACAGGCAGCATGGGTCCCCTTCCTGGTGCAGCGGCCCGTCATGCAGGCACATGGTCAGCGGCTGCAGCTGGCCTGAGCCCAGGCATAGCGGGCACTTGCCTGCAGCGATGGCAGCCGAATAGGGGCCGCCCTCGGCAGCCTCGGGGGCGGGCATGTCAGGCCGCGTCCCCCGTGGTCACAAAGGTGCCCCGGCCGGTCACGATGGCCACCAAACCCTCATCCACCAGGGCCTGCACCGCACGGCGGGCAGTGCCCTGGCTGATGCCGTACTCAGCCGCCAGCTGCGGCCCTGACGGTATCGGCCGGTCGGGGGCCAGTTCCCCGCTGGCGATGGCTTCCCGCAGGATGGCCGCCAGCTGCAGGTATTTGAGAGTGCCGCTCTGGTGATCAATCTGCCTCATGGGTGACAGCTTAGTCAGGGCCATGGCCAGTCAGCCAGGGTTAGGCATAGTGTGACAGTGACCACCACACCAGGTAGTCAGACAGCCACCAGAGGGGATGGGGTCACGGTGACGGACGCGGGCCAGCTGACCAGGCAGGAAATTGACCTGCTGCAACGGCTGAGGGGTGAGTATCCAGACTGGGCTTTCCGGGGCCTCTGGGTGCCCACCAGCGCTGGTGAGAATTGGGATAACTGGATGATTCCGCCACCCCCAGACAGGTACAAAGTCATTGCCCAGCGTGACGGCATGACCGTGGTGGCATTCAGCGAGGATGAACTAACCAAAGGGATAAAGGAAGCTGAGGCAGGGCATGGCGAAAGTAATAGTGACGCTGGATGACCTGGACAAAGCCGATGGCCAGGAAACACGGGCCAGCATAACCAGGCAGCTGGTGTTAATCGACCTGGACTCAGCGGGCCAGGTCACCAGCCGCCAGGCTGTGGAATTGGACCTGACAGCGGAACACTCAAAGGCCCTGGATGCCCTGCTGGCCCCATACCTGGCCGCTGGCGAACCGATAGGGGAAACCCCCAGCCGCCCAAAAGGCCCCAGTAAGCGGCGATTTAACGGCCGTGCCCTCACCCCCGAGACAACGGCAATGCTGGACTGGGCCGACAGCCAGGGGTGGGCCTATGAAAGCAAATCGCGCAACGGTGATGACCGGACCTATTACCCAGAGCCCATGAAAGCCGCCTGGCGCATCCATCAGCGCGAAATGGCCCAGCGGAACGGGGGCCAGTCGTGAGGAAAGTTATCACCAGGATTGTGGCCTGGGATGACCTGGACCTGGCCGATGGCACAGAGACTGAGGCAGACAAAGCGGGGACCCTGGCATGGGCGGGCAGGTCGGTGGACCTGGACCTGACCGGGGATCACCATGACCAGCTGACAAAGTTACTGGCCCCCTATTTCAAGGCGGGCCGCAGGTCAGCCGACCGGACCAGCAAACTGCCCGACAGCCAGAGGCTGCGGCAGCCGCCCACCCCGCTGGCCAGGGCTCGCCGGTATAACGATGAAATGGCCACCTGGGCTGCGGCCCAGGGCCTGCCATTTACGGCAGCCGACAAAGCCAGTGGCCGCAAGCGAGTATTCCCGACCGAAACTCAGCATGCATTCGCTGAGCACCTTAGGCGAGAGGGGATTTCAGCATGGTGGATACCTGACCGGACAGCTTAACTACCCAGGCAAGTGAGGATGTGTTTAACAGTGCCGGATACCCGCCAAACCAGCATGATGTTAGACCGGGGCTATACGTGCCCCCAGCAAGATGGCTGGTGGATTCAGAAAGGACAGACAGGCATAGTGCGAGCGTATTTCGATGGTGGGGACACCACAGCCCCTGGGGCCACCATCATTGTGGAAGATCGGGACGGCGGCCTGGCCTGGCAGGCTGACCTGATCCTGCCACCCCAGCAGCTGCTGCTAACCAATCTCACCCTGGCTGAGCGGCAGGCAATGTGCCTGGCTCAGCGGCCCCCAGAGCCCCGCCACGCCAGGACCCAGCCAGCCACCCATGCCAGGCCCTGGCGGGCCGCCTGGGGCCGCCCTGGGGCCAGGCTGTGGCAGACGCGGGGTGATGGCCTGTGAGCCGCCTAACCGACCTGGCCCGGATGCGGCCCGAGGGCCGCATTGCCGCATTCATCACGGCGGCCCAGGCAGCTGGCATCAGGCTGCAGCCAGAGCAGATGGCAGCTGTCCGCAGCTGGTCAAGGGACATTCAGGCCACCCGCGCTGTGGACCTGGAACGGGCACAGCCCGGCCAGCTGCCCGCCTGGACTGCGGGCTGGGCTGGGCTGCCCGAGGGGCGGCCAGGATGACCGGCAGGGCCGCCGAGGGCGGCAGGGCAAACCGTGCCCAGCTGGCCCTGGTGGCTGGCTCAGCGTTCCTGCTCGGGGCTGGTGCCGTGACCGTGGCCCTGGCCTGGTTCCTCGGCAAGCGGCTCACGGTGCGGGCTGGGGTGGTCCGGGTGATGGACCCAGCCGAGGATGGCCAGGCGGCCAGAGCATCGGCCAGGACCGGGCAGGATTAGACCGGGCAGGCACCCACCAGCTGCGGGCCGCTTTCAAGCATCCCCGGCCCGTCCCTGGGGTGAAATCGACAGCACCAGGGTGCCTGCCCCCTTTATGGCACAGGTTTGGGGCCAGCGGGCCTCTCGGGGGCAGGCCCGCTGGCCCCATTTTGCATGCGGTTCCCGAGGAAGCCGCCGACAAAGGCACCCAGCAGCGGGGCCACAATGTCAATGACGGCATACCAGGCCCCTGGGATATCCCCGTTGGGGATTGCATAGGTGTATAAGGCCCAGATGATGAGGCCACCGATGGCAGCGCCAATGGCGGCCCCGTCAACTTCCTTTGAGGGTCGCACGGCAGCCCCCTAGCGGTTCCTGGTCCAGAAAACCAGGCCCCTGGGCATCGGGGCACCCCGGCCAGGCCCGGCCAGGTAGCGGGCAAAGGCCGCGCTATTGCCACGGTTCATATTCTCAAATGACACATTGATGATGTTATTAACGGTGGTGCTCCGACGCCTCACCAGCTGGTCAAGGCTGAAACTCCCGTCTGCCACATGGCGAAATGGGCCGCTCATGTTACCCCCTAAGGCTCTGCTGACTATGGTGGGGACCTGCCGGATAATCGGGTCACCAGGGCAGGCAGTGGCAACGTGCTGCCGATGCCAGCCCACCCCGGCCTGGCTCGCATTAGCCGCCACGCGGACAGTCAGCGGCCCATACCGGCCAGCTGCCCACCTGATAATCCTGGCGTTAGCATCCAGCTGGGCAGTGGTAAGGGACTGGCCCACCCCTGCCTCATTCCCGATGCCGATACTGCGGCCATTGGCCTGTTTTGCATGCCATGCCGTATTAGCGGTGTCCACCCATTGCCATATGGACCCCGCCCTGGTCACACCAAAGTGATAGCTGACCTGAGAGGCAGGATTCCGCAGCCAGTTTTCGGCCCCGGACAATGACGAAACCGTGTAGTGGACAATTGCGAGATTTACCCGCACGGGGCGGCCCCGGTTGAAATGGTTTACCCCGGCCCGCCACTGTGCGCCCGGCATCCTAGCCATCGGCAGTCTCACCTGGGCTGTCTGGATAGCTGTCTGGGCTGCCTTCCTCCCGCTGGGGCTCGCCACCCTCGGGGGTGCCATCCTCGCCAGGGGCGGCATCTTCCTCATAAGGCTTTTCTGGCTCGGTGCCCTCGGCCTGGTCCTGGTCCTGCTCGGGCTGCTCGGTCATTGTGTGTTCCTTTCTAATTCCCTGGGTTGTGTTTCCAGAGGGCCAGGGTTGACCCTGCATAGATGGTGGATTGGGTATCGGTGTTAACCGACCGACGCCAGCGGACGGCAAAGGGTCCCCCGTTTGCACCAGTAATCAGCACCCCCTGGCCCCAAACGCTCATCTGCGAACCGAGGCCATCAGTCCAGGCGGCCAGGGTGGCGGCAGTCCATGCCTGGCCCTGGGACAGCCAGGCATTACTGGTGCCCCGGTAAATGAGGCCGATATTGCCCGATACCCCGGCAGGGGCCACCCAGCCAAAGCCGAACATGCCCGCTGAGGCACCCTGGCCGCCCTGGTAAATCAGGCACATTGACACCAGGTAAGCCGTGCGGGGCTCAACTGGCACGACTAGCTCAGGGTCAGTGGTAAATGCGGTCCCGGTGTTCCCGGTGCCCGCATTGCTTTGCTTGCAGGCAATTAGCCCAGGGCTGACAGCGAATGTGGGCAGGGCTGGGGCAAAGGTCATGGCCGCGCTGGTATTGGCATTCGCGGGGGCTGTGATCGTGCCCAGCTGTATGCCCGTGCGGCCCACTGCCTGAGCCGCAGTAATCAGGGCCAGCTGCCAGGTGCCCGCATTAACGTTAATGTCGCACCACAGAATATCTGTCCTGCCGCCCGTGCCCGCTGCAGTGGTGGTAATTGTGCTGGTGGCCAGGCTGCCCACCACAGCGCTGGTGCCATCCCCGCAATCCACGATGGCCCGCCATGGCCCGATATTGATAACCAGGCCCGTGCCCGCCGACAATACGGGGGCCTGCTGAATGCCTATCCGCCCGCTGGCCAGTCCCGAAATCACGTTGCGGTCATCTATGGCGTTATAGGTCTGTGCCTGCCCATACATCAGCAGGCCGCTAGGTGTGGTCATGGCTCATTCCTCAATCCCTGGGGGTGGGGCTTCCAGCCTTTGATGGAAGTTGTTTGCCTGGAATGAGGCAGCGCGGGCCAGGGTGCCAGTCAGGGTGTTATCCAGCCGTGAGGGCGGCTGGGCCAGCTGCACCGTCCAGTCAACTGTCCCCGCTGCCGCGTCGGCGGCCATCCCGGTCAGCCGCCCGGTGGTGCTGTAACCCTCGGGGGTCAAAGGGTCGGCAATTTGCAGCAGCACATCATCACCGACCCCATATGAGCCGAGGGGCGGCAGGCTGACCGGCATAGTGGCGCTAACCTCTAATGTCGGGTAATTGTAAGTCTGGGCATTTGCGTTAGCCCGCTCGGTCAGGGTGGACCGCAGAATGACGCCAGGCCAGTCATCGACACTATCTATATTCGGTATTCCCCGGTCCCATTGCGTCTGGGTCACCAATACCACGGGCCTGCGGTCAGTGGCTGCAGCCGTTTCTGGAAGTTCCCCGACGGCAAATGTCCTGGTGCGGAATTGCTCGCTGTCCCATTTCAGGTGATAAGAGACAGCCCCGCCAGGCACCTTGATGCCCAGGCCGCTATCCCTGCCGACCCTGGGATATGCAATTCTGATGCTGGGGTCAAGGCGGCCCGTGGCATCAATGCCGTACTCTGACCGGAATTCAGGCCCCTGGATAACCTGGGTCAGGTTGGTGAGCAAATCCCCCCGGCTGCTGCCCTCTAAATACTGGTATGTGCGGTCCCTCAGAAAGCCTGGCCCTGGCTGGGTGACTCGCCGGATGCCCACATTATCCAGGCGGGCTGCCAATTCGGCGGCTATGTATGTCTGTTCCTGCTGTGTATAGGTGCGGTTTAGGGCATGTTGTTTCCGGTCGATATACCCGATGCCTTCCACAAATGTGACCGTGACGGCGGGGCCGCCCTCATCATCCAGGGCAGTGGGCAGGCCCATCCATACGGGCTGATTGTTAAAGAAAGCCCAGAGCCGCCAGCCATAGAAACGGACCAAATCAGCGCGGGTCATCGGGCAGCCTTCCAGCGGGATGACTGCCTCACCATTGCCCCAGTTGTTTAGTTCCCAGCTGCAGGTAAAGCTGGCCAGCTTGATGGGACCGATAGGCGCGTGATTCAGGGTGACTGAGCCCCCAGGGGTGGTGTTTGACTGGGCATTAGACTGGTCAGCCCAGAATGTCCATTCCCCTGGCAATACGGGGGTCACGTCAACCAATAGGGGCTCAAAGCCCCAATATGGCCGCTCATATTCCTTGGTCATAGGTAGGCCGCCCGCCACTGCAATTCAACATAGCCAGTGCCGCTGCCATATAGTGACCAGGTGCCGATGGAATTGGCGGGCACGGTCATGGCTGATGAGCCAGCCAGCACATAGCTGGCCCTGGTGGCACCACCTGGGGCCACTGCCACCAGGCTTTCAGTGGCCACGGTCAATACCTGGCCCGCCACCAGCGCGGCAATCCTGATGGTGTTCCGGCCATCGGTCAATGTGGTGGCACTCAGCGGCCCGGTGTAGACAGCCCACACTGGCGCGGGCACGTTCCCCGGATTGTCCAGCCTGGCGCTATTGTCGATTGTCGGTGCCCCGTATTGCCAGCTGTATGTCCTGGGATAGGTGCGGCCCGTGGCAGCTGAGCCCCCCAGGGTCAATTCCGCTATTTCCCAGCCATCGGCATACAGCCTGGGATCATGGGCGGTCAGGGTGACCTGGTAAGTGAAAAGGACTGGCCCGGTCCACTCATGGGTCATCTGCTCGGTCCCGGCCCTGACAGCCGCTGTAAGGGCTCGGCCATCCTCCCCGACCACCAGGGGCACGGGCAGCCTGGCAGCGGCTTTCCCGGCCAGCTGGCGGCTCAGCAGCAGGCATCCCAGCCGAGGGCCATTAGCTATGCCAGTGATCGTGACTAGCCGCTCATGGATCGTTTTGACGCCAGCCAGGGCACCATCGGTGAGGGCCAGGTCCAGGTCATGCCCATCCAGGACCGGGGTGCCATACCAGCCCTCAACATTGGTGACAATGACCAGCATGCCGTCATCGCGGTAACCCTCATTCAAATCCAGGCCATCCCAGATGACAGGCACCAGCGTGTCAGCCGGGGTCGGTTCTATTACCTCGGGGGGCGGCTCGGGGTCAATGGTCATCGCTTAGGCCCTTCCACTGGCGACAGCCCAGGACAGCCGCCGAGATACGGCAGCGGCAATGTCAACCTCTGACTGGCCCCTCTGGGGATAGACATTTATGGTCACCCGCTGGGGGGCATTGCCCGCCTGCATTTGATTGCTGCCGGTCAGGGGTGACCACAATTCGGGGACCCTGGGGGCCTGCTCGCCGAATGAATAGGGCTGCCCGCTGTGGATGCCGATGCCCCAGACTGGCTCATTAAGGATGCCGCCCTGGGCATATCCATGGCCCCGGCCAATGACATTAAGCAAGTTAGCGCCATACCTGGCCCGGCCATACCGGACGGCGGCCCAGATGTTAGCGAATGGGTCCCAGATGCCCCGCCCACAATACGGCGCACAATAGGCGGCAAAGGTGGGGTCTATAACCTGCATCAAACCTTTTGATGGCGTCCCGGCGCGGGCATTTGAATCCCAGTTGTTAATGGCCCGCGGATTGAAATTAGATTCAGTTCTCATCTGGCTAATCCAGGCATTAGCGGTGTGCGGGATGCCCTGCCTGGCGGTAATAGCCCTGACCATGCGCTGGTATGCAATCGGCCCCATCGGGCCAAATCCGCCCGTGCCCCCGCCCGGCCCGGCATACATTCCCGGCCAGCGCCGGATCATATAGCCAGGGCTCGGGGTCTGCGGCCCGATGCCCGTTGCTGTGGACCTGGCGGCAAAGCCACGATTTTTTCCAGTGACCAGGCCCATATGGGTGCTGTTAACAAAGATGTCACCAGCTGCCATGTTGCCCGCGCTGACCGTCTGCATTTTGTTAAATGCCATCCAGTCAGTGGTCACGGGGCCATGGGCCGCCGAGGGTGCCCGGAATCCACCAGGGGCGGGCAGCTTACTCATTCCGGCCAGGTAGTTAATAAAGCTGCTGCAGTCAAAGCCAGTTGCCGGATTGGCCCCGCCACCCCAGCGGTATGGCCTGCCGTTGTATCGCATGGCCAGCCGCACAATCCCGGTAGCGTCCCCAGCTGCAGCGCTTTTAGATTCCAGGAATGAGTCAAGGGCACCCAGCCCCATTAGGCCCAGTTTCCCGAATGCCACCCGGAAGAAATTAGGGGGTATGGGTGAGGCTTCCAGGCCGTGCAGCAGCTTGGTTAGGGGCTTGGTCCCCAGCTTAAATGCCTGATAGGCCCCCCACTGGATGGCCTTAAAGAATGGGTCAAAGATGGCATTAGATGTCATCTGGCCCAGTTTCTTAAACGTGTTCCCTGCACCTGAGGCCAGGCCCTTTGCCCAGTCGATGGGGTTCCAGTAGGCAGCTGGGGGCACCACCCCAGGGCTGGCCCCGCCGTCACTGCCGACTAGGCCGCCCGTCTGGAATCCAGGGATGCCCTGAGACTTAGCCCAGGCCCTAAACCAGGGTGACTTTGCCCGGTCCTTTGGGACAACTGCCTCCCCGGCTTCCAGCATTGCCAGCAGCCGGTCCCCGCCCCCATAGCCGGGCAGCAGGCCACCACTGCTAAACCTCGGGATAAGCGGGATACTCATTTTCAGCTTGGATAGCAGCTTATTGGCACCATTCAGCAGCGGGTTAATGATGCTGAATGCCACATACCTGGCGGGGGCCGCCACTGCCCCCCGGACCCCATTCCAGGCTGACCGGATAACCTGGGTCATGCGCTGGAATGCCTGCCCGGTCCTGGCAGCTGCCGTCTGGATGCCCCGCATGACTGGCGCGATGGTGGCGTTATAGACACCCCGAATCACGGTGCCGATTGCCCGCCAGGCCGCCCCGGTGGTATTCCTCAGGGCATTCTGAGCGGCACCATTCCGGTTAGTCAGCAGGTTAAATGCGCTGATGACTGGCCGGATCGTGTTGTTATAGGCCACAGCCACGGCAGACTTAATCGCATTCCACACAGCGATGGTGACTGCCCGCAGGGTGGACCAGTTGCGGACAATGGCATAAACGGCCAGCCCTACCGGGCCTGTCAGGATGGCGGTCAGCAGTGGCCAATTCCTGGCAATCCAGGTCCAGACACCCTGAGCCGTGCTCTTGACCCAGTTAAGCGGCACCAGCATGGCAGACACGATGGCGGCCCGGAATTTCCAGATGACGCCAATAAGGGCCAGCACCCCGACCACAGCGATAATGACCCAGCCCAGTGGGGATATGGCCATCACGATATTGAATGCCGCCCATGCGGCGGCCAGGCCCAGGATGATGTTTCGGAGCGGCCCCAGTTTCATAAAGCCCATCACCAGCACAGCCAGGCCCTGGGCTATGTAGCTGATCAGCTGCCCCAGCACCTTTGCGGCCACGGTGATGGCGGGGATGATGCCCCGCAGCGATGTGGCCAGCTGGTTGCCCCATTCGATGGCCAGGCCCCCGCCCTTAGGGTCGATAAACGGGGCCACGATTGCCCCGCCTATGTCCCTCATGGCCCCCTTGATGCGGTCAGTGGTCCCCACCCATGTGTTTTTGACGTTGGCAGCTGCCCCGCCAAAGCGCTTTTCCATTCCCCTGGATAGGGCATCCAGGGCTGTGGTGGCATCCAGGGTGCCTGCGGTTATCTGGTCCTTAATCTGGGTGCCTGTCTTGCCCATCGCCAGGCCGATTAGGTCGGCAGCGTTAATGCCTCGCTGGGCAAATTGCATCAGGTCCACACCAGTGATGCGCCCGGCTGCCTGAATCTGGGACATCACTAGCGTGATTTCAGACAGGGTTTGTGCGGTGCCGCCCGTGGCGGCCACGGCATCCTGTATGGAAGTCAGATAGGGAATCACCCGGTTAGCGGACACCCCGAACGAAATCATTTGCTGGGTGGCCTCAATAAATGCTTGCCTCGGGAATGGCGATGTCCGGGCAAATCTGGTGATGCGTTCCATCATCTGGTCAGCCGCTTTGGCTGATCCCAGGATGGTGGTAAATGCGGCCCTGGCCCGCTGGCTCAGCGAATTGTATTCGATCCCCGTTCTAATGGTCTGGACTGCCAGGGCACCCATGGCGACAGCGCCACCAGCGGCCAGCGTCTTAATCCTGCTGCCCATTCCGGCCAGGGCACCCAGCCCCCGAGGGCCAGAGATTGCCTCTGCCGCTCGGGCGGCCTGGGTCTGGATGCTGCTGAATGCCCGGCCCAGGGCAGTGCTGACAGCGTTGCCCGCTGCCCCAGCTGCCCGCGTGAAAGCCGCCCCAGTAGCCTCTGCGGCCCGGCCAGCGGCCCCTGTGACGGCTGACCAGGCCCGGCCCAGGCCGGTGGTGATCGGGCCAGAGACAGCCCCGGCCACCCGGCCCCAGGCTGACTGCACTGCCGCAGCTGCCCGGCCCGCCTGGGTGGTGACTGCCGACCATGCGCGGGCCAGGCCGCTGGTCAATCCCTCGGGCAGCCTGGCCCAGACGCGGCTGGCCTGGCTGGCAATGGCTGACCAGGCCCGGCCCATTCCCCGCTGGATGTCCTGGGCCGCCAGCCTGAATTGCCATCTGAGATTGGTTGTTATGGCGGTCCAGCTGCGGCTTAGGGATTTGACGGCATCCTGGGTGCCCCCGGCCATTCCCTTACTGACCGACCGGCCCGCTTCCTGGCCTGCCTGGGTGGCGGCTTTCTGGATGTCGCGCCGCAGCTGCCCAGTGTCGGCCCGGACCACCACCACCAGGCCGCTGTAATCGTAATTAGCCATGGCTGATCACCACGCCAGGGATCATGGCCAGCTGCTGGGCAGCCCCAGCCCAGGATTTGCCCTCAGGCGGCCCTGGGGCGGCCTGTGCGGGCCTTTCAGCCCTCGGCCTGGGCCTCGGCAAGGGCCTGGGGCGGCTGCCCTTGCCGCCCGCTGTGATCCATGCCAGCTGGGCCAGGTGATCGACCACCAGGGCCAATAGCTCAGCCTCAACTGACCACATCTGCCCGCCCTGCCTTGCCCAGGGCGGCAGCTGGTCCAGCAGCACGGCAATGCGCCGCACTGAAACGGCGGGGCTGAGTACGTCAACCCCATAGGCAGCCATTAGGGCTGCCTCTACTTGCGGGTCATAGCGGGCAGCTGCGGCCCGCTGGAAGGGGGGAGGGCTTCCAGGCCGCTGGCTTTGGCTACCTCATCAAATAGGGTATTAAGCGCACCCACAGTGATGCCAGCCTCGGTCAGCTGCTGCCATTGCTCTGCCCCGATTAGCCGGGATAGGCCCTCTGACAGGTCACCTTTGGCTATCAGGTCCATTACCTCTACAGGCCAGGACTGGGACGGGGGCACCTGGTAATTGCTGCCCTTATACGTGAAAAGGAAAGGGGCGGCTTTTGCCTCTCGGGCTGCTGCCTCGGCGGCTGCCTCTAGATCGAATGCCCCGGCCCCGTTTCCGTTGGCCACGGCGCGAGCGGTCATGACGTGACACCACTGCCCGCCATTTCAGGCTGGCTGCCGCCATTGCCCCGCCTGGGGACCCTGGCCCCGCCCGCCTGGGCCTCGGCTGCAGCTGCCCCGGTGCCGTTGGCCGACGCTGACAGCGGCTGGCCTGCCACGGATGGCCCCAGCTGGATGTTAGCCAGCACCCCGGCCGTTTCCAGGGCACTCAGGGTGCAGTCCAGTGGCACCACAGCGCCACGGGTAATGGCCATGTCGCCAGCGTCGGAAAGGCTGGCCCTGGGGAAAGTGACCCTGAGCACCCGGTTGCCATCCCTGCTGTCAATGGAAATGGCATAGGTGTGCCCGGCCTGGTCCGTCCTCACCTGCATATCCAGGCTGCCGTCCGTGCCTTCCACGGGGATGTCTGTATCGAAATACAGTGCCAGCGTGCGGGCATTCAATTGCCACAATACGAATTGCATCGTGACTGACCGGCTGGTAATGATGCTCTTGATTGGCGCTACCGACTGCCAGGGGGTCAGGTCGGTGGAATCCGTAGACTGGCCGACTGTCGGCCCGTCATCCGACAAATAGCCCAGGCATGCCCATGGCGCTGGATATGCGGTGCTGGTGTCTGCGGGGGGTGCAGTCCCAGGGGGGGCAACGTAAATGCCCGGCCCATTCGGGGTGCCGACCTGTACCTCATCAGGTAGCAAGCATTCCGTTGGGGTGGTCATTGCCTATCCCTTTCTGATCAGCCGGGCACCATTACGCGGCGGGCATCAGGCCCACTGGGGTCCCCGGTGCGGTTAGGGTGTGCGCGGTATTCGGCCCGCAGCACATATCGCGGCTGGCCATCCTCATCAGCCAGCCAAAATGGCCCTTCGGTTATCTGGGCATAGCTAATCCAGCCCTCATCCCATGGCACCTGCGGCAATTCCCAGAGGATGCGGCGCACCTGCTCTGCCCGGTCCCATGCGGCTTTCTTTGTCCTGGCCCGGCAATCGACCTGCATTGAATAGCTGACCTGCCAGGGGACCAGGGCCATGGGCAGGGCGGAATAGCAGAATGACGTAACGCCAGGAATGCCTTTCACGGCGGCCCAGACCCAGGCTTCCAGGTCGGGCTGTGCGGGGATCACTTGAAGCCCCCGCGATTGCGCCAGCGGGCAATGGCCCGGCCAAACTCCGGCCTGGCCCGCATGTGCCTGGTGCCGTATTCCACAAAGCGGGCATATTCGGTGGGGTTACGGACTGCCCGGATGCCTTTCATTCCCCGTACCGTGGTGACCTGCCAATTGCCAGCCATGGTGCCTGTGTCGCGGGGGGTCCTGGCGGCAACCTCGGCCCTGAGCCTTTCCGCTATCGCGGCAATGCCCCGGTCAACTGCCTTATATGGGGCTCTGGCGTCCAGAATGCGGTAATCGGTCACCTGGTAATTAGGCATCGGTGCCCCCCGAGGGCCACGTATCCACCCCAGTGGCTGTGGCCACCCAGCAGGTAAGGTCCATTCCTGCGGGGTCCTCAATCAGGCGGGCCTGGCTCAGGACCCAGCCCTGGCCCCTGACCACTGCCGCGATGCCATCTGCAACTGGCGCGTCAGGCGGCAGGTAAATGACAGCTGCCGCCCCATGGGCAGGGTCATAGGGGCCATGGCCGCCCCCGTCAGCCGCCCCGGCGTCCGACCGTCCGGGGACCGGCTGCAAATTGCCTGGGCCTTCCCAGACGGGGGCAGCATTATCTGGCAGTGCCCATCCATGGCTGTCACTGCCCCCGCCTGGATAAAGGGCCACTACATCTGGCGCTAATAGCAGGCTCACGGCGCATCTTCCAGGTTGCGCTGCCACCAGTCGAGAGGCAGCAGCTGGCCGCCCGGTGGGGCCACTTCCAGGGGCACTGAGGCCAGGCCGCCACGCTGCTGGCGAAACCAGTCAGCCCTGGCCATGGCCCAGGCCCAGCGGCCCCCAGGCTGGCTGTAAGAAACCGTTTGTGCCCCGGTGGACACGGACGCCACAGCTGGGGTCAGGGGCTGCATCAGCGCGAATGCTTCCCACATCATGGCTGCGGCCAGCCATGGGTCCGTGTCCCACCAGGCATAGGCAATTTCCTGGGCTATTTCCTCGGGCAGCCCGTCATCATTCGGCGGGTCCAGGGGCGGTGCCCA